CTTATTTGTACAGGTGAACCATCATTGAATGTTGCCCAACCGTTTGGTCCATAATCTACTGATATATTTTCTAAAACGCTACGACCTATTTTGTGTACGTATGGGTTTGCTTTTCCTTTGTATAAGAACTCTATGTCAAAAGGATAAGGAACATCAACAAATAAAGATTCTGCAAAGCCAAAAGAACCTTTTTTGATTTGAGGTGCGGCCGCAAATTTAAAAGACTTAATGATTTTTTTTACCGTTTCTGTTTCCTCTTTACTGTAGGGTGTAAACAAGAAATCGAATTGGAAAGACCTAAAATTTACTTGTTGAAATAAAACTTGTAATTGTGGATTAAATGCTTGACCCAATGCTCTTAGCGCAAGTGGTTGCAAATCTCCACCTACACCGGGTATTTTACCTAAAAATCTTGCGGCTTCAGCCCTTAAATATGGATCGTTAGCAACATTATCTCCAAACTTTGCGGTAGCCTCACCTTTATTTTTAAATAAATCTACTAACGATGTACCCGCTTGTGCAAGAAAATATGGTTTACCCAACGTGGAAGTAAGTGATGTTTGCCCAGTATCATACTGTGTCGAATATTGTACATTCACTGTGTCGGGAATGTACAATGAAATTGTTTCATGGACTTTCCTTTGAACATCAGCCGCAACCAGTTCATTAAATGCAGCTTTACCCCTTGTTGTAGCTTCGTCCAGGTTACCTCTTACAACCGACTCGACCGCACCGAAGGCTTGTGAGAATGGTTGTGGTGAACCATCTGGCTTCATACTTGTAAATCTAATTACGTGACTCCTTGTTGAATCAGTGCCCAAATTTCTTGGATATCTATAAGTTCCAAATTCATACTTATTTCCATACAGCAACTGGAGAGGACCGTTGATGATACCTGGTACTGAAATACCTGCTATTGAGGTTGGGATAGATATTGGCATGGTTTTTTTTGTTATTTTAGAAAGGTAATATACATATTTATATGGCATACAGCGGCAGATTCACACCAAGAAACCCACAAAAGTATCGTGGAGACCCAAAAAATATCATTTATCGTTCGACATGGGAATGCCGAGTGATGAACTGGCTCGACTCGAATGATACCATTCTTGAGTGGGGTTCTGAAGAGTTATCTATACCATATAAATCTCCGGTAGATAACCGTGTTCACCGTTATTTTCCTGATTTTTACGTGAAAGTTAAGCAAAAAGATGATACAATCCGAGTGATGATTATCGAAGTAAAACCAGCAAAACAGACTAAACCACCTGAGAAAAAGAAAAAAGTCACGAAACAATACATCCAAGAAGTGGTTACTTGGGGAATCAACGAAGCAAAATGGAAATCAGCAACTGAATACTGTCTTGATCGTGGCTGGACTTTTAAAGTGTTAACAGAATATGATTTAGGATTAAAATGATTAGACTACATGTGTTGTCGGTTCCACATACGGCATCGACCAAAGAGTATACGGTGTGTGCGTTTACTCAAAAAGTGATTAACTTTTGCAAGATGTACAAAGAAATGGGTATGCATGTCATTCATTATGGTCGTGAAGATTCTGACGTTATCTGTGATGAACATGTCACTGTCACAACACGTGCATTGAACGAGAAGGTTTATGGTATATATGACTGGAAGAATCAGGGACTAAAATACAATCAAGAAGATGAAGTTTTTAAAACATTCAATGAAAACTGTATTAAAGAAATTGAAAAACGTAAACAACCACACGACATTATCCTTTGTTTTTTTGGTATAGCACAGAAACCAGTTTGTGATGCACACTCAGACTTGATTTGTGTTGAACCTTCTATCGGTTATCCGTCCTCATTTGCACCATACAAAGTATATGAATCGTATGCAGTGATGCATGGTCTTCAAGGTCCAGACAAAGTTGCAACTGCTGAATATAAGTTCTATGATGTTGTCATCCCATCTGGTTTTGACCTGAGTGAATTCGAATACACTGAAAAGAAAGAAGATTATTTTCTGATGTGTGGTCGTATGGTATGGTCAAAAGGTGTTGATATTGCGGCTCAAGTGTGTGAACAACTTGGCGTTAAGTTGGTGCTGGCTGGAACAAGCTATGGACCGCAAGATTGTAATCTTGGTGATACATGGCCTGCTCACGTTGAATATGTTGGTTATGCTGATGTTGAAACCCGTAAAAGTCTAATGGCTGGAGCTAAAGGATTGTTTTGCCCCACAATCTATAACGAGCCTTTTGGTTATGTAGCAATCGAGGCGATGCTCTCTGGAACACCTGTCATCACAGTTGATTGGGGTGCATTCACCGAGACAGTGCAACATGGAGTTACTGGTTTCCGTTGCCGCACATTTGAACAATTTGTATGGGCGGCTAAGAACATTGATACAATCTCACCACAAGCGTGTCGGGAATGGGCTGAGGAGAACTACAACTTTCGTAAAATTGGCTCAATGTATAAGGAATATTTTGAGTCTATTATTGATGTTTCCAAAGGTACGGGCTGGTACACAAGGAACGATAGTCGCACAGAGTTGAATTGGCTCACAAAAATACATCCAAGGCCAAACTAAATAGTGGATGGCTTCAACACTTACACAACTTACTCAACAAAAAACGGCTCTGGAACAAGAATTCTTGTCTAGAAAATCTGTCACGTGGTTACAAAACCAGATGCGTGACCTAAAGTCTCCAATCAAATTGGCGAGAGAAATAGAAAAAGAAAAAGGTAGGCAAGGTGGCCGATTTCAGATAGGTGGGCTTTATCACTTTTTCTACGATCCATTAACTAAGGGTGATTTGCCGTACTATGATATATTTCCTTTAGTCATCCCACTTAAGCGGGACTCTGAAGGATTCATAGGTCTTAACATGCATTATCTTCCACCAAGGTATCGTGCTGTGTTCATGGACAAACTCATGAATTTTGCTATTACAAATGAAAATGATGAACCAAAACGCCTTCGTATAACCTATGATATTCTAACTGCATCAAAGAATTTCAAAGAGTTTAGGCCTTGTTTGAAGCGTTACCTTAATAGTCAGATTAAATCTAAAATTCTGACGATTCAACCACCAGAGTGGGAGACAGCATTATTTCTTCCCACAGCCGTTTTCAAGGGCGCACCGATTTCTAAAGTATATGCTGAATCGGTAGCCAAAGCACAAAGTAGGGTATACTAATGGCAGGATCAATCGCAGAATTCAAAGCAAGTTTTAATACAGACTTAGCACGACCAAGTAGGTTTGACGTAAACGTTCCAATTCCAATTGGTCTTCTACCATACAGAGGAATTGGAAGAACACTGAATATGCGTTGTGAAAACGCAGAACTTCCTGGTCGTTCAATCTCAACAACAACGATGAAAATTTACGGTGTTGAAGAAAAGTTTCCATATCAAACAACATACAATGATACGAGTCTCACATTCATTGTCGGTGATGATATGGCGGAAAAGAAATTCTTTGATGCATGGTTGAACTGGATCAATCCAACAATCAACTACAACCTAAAGTACAAAGCGGACTATGCTGTTCCACTCACAGTGAATCAATATGATGTTAAGAATCAACTGTCATATTCTGTTACAATGTTGGACACATTTCCGATTGCAGTAAATCAGATGGATTTAGATTGGTCGTTAGATGGACACCACAAACTTACTGTAACATTCGCATACACAAGTTGGAGAAATAATTCTCTTGAAGCACTTGGAATGGAATTGCTGGAAACCACTATTGCGAATTCATTGTTTGCTTCACAGATACAAACAGAGTCTTTACTAGGTAGAGATTTGGTTTCACCTCAAGATAGTTTGTCAGACGGTGAAGAAATTGTAAATGACAATATAAACGGTTTTATTTAATACTATGGAGATATAAATTATGGCTTTACCAAAAATCGACACACCGATTTATGACTTGGAGTTACCATTATCAAAAAAGAAGATTCGCTTTCGTCCTTTCCTTGTGAAAGAGCAAAAGAATCTTCTCATGGCAATGGAATCTGGAGAAAGAGAATCAATTGAACAAAATGTAAAACAAGTTCTTAACAACTGTACAGTTACAGAAGGTATTGATATCGAAAAACTTCCAGTTATCGATATTGAATTTTACTTTCTGCAACTCCGTGCAAGATCAGTTGGTGAAGTTGTAGAAAACAAATACCGCTGTGATAACTCAGTCGATGAAAAAGTTTGCGGTAACATCATGGAAACTTCACTGAACTTACTGGACATTAAAGTCTTAGGTGTTGTTGAGGGTAATGATGTTATACAACTCAATGAAACAATTTCGATTAAACTAAAATATCCAGAGTTTTCCATATTGAGTAAATTATCCAATTTAACAAGTGTTTCTGATATTGCATTTGAAATGATTGCAGAATCTGTAGAATACATCTATGATGGCGAACAGTTTTATTATGCAAAAGAAGTTGAGTCGAAAGAGATTGTTGAATTTATTGAATCTCTCAATCAACAACAGTTCTCCAAAATTGAAGACTTTTTTGCAAATCTTCCAAAAATTGAAAAGAAAATTGAAATGAAGTGTTCACGTTGCGGCTTTGAACACACTCTTGACGTTGAAGGACTGGAAAGTTTTTTCGGCTAACATTTGGTCATGATAACTTGAGAAATTACTATAAAACTAATTTCTCATTAATGCAACATCACAAATACAGTCTTACAGAACTTGACAACATGATGCCTTGGGAAAGAGAAATATATGTCACAATGTTGGCACAGCATTTAGAAGAAGAGAAGCAGAGAATGGAACAACAGGCCGCTAATAATAAGAGATAAAAAATGGCAGATTCAAGACTAGCAGATATTTACAGAAAAGAACTAAAGACTAAAGGTCTTCTTGGCGCACTTGTGTCCGCTTCGGGCGCAAGACTT